CCCTGTCGTACCCCCTACAGTACGGCGTGCAGTACCGCGTATCGGACGCTGTCCAGTACGCTGTTCGCATCACATGCGCGCCGCGCGCTCGATCGCGATGCGGGCCTCGTGGCAAGGTTCGTCGAACTGCCGATGCCAGTCCTCTACCGCCTGCGTGCGTGACCCCGACGAGGTCATCGAGAGGTCGCAGACGGGGCAGTGGAAGCGCCACCACCCAGCATGGTCCTGCCAGACCTTGACCTTCAGGGATGCGCAGAAGGCGCACGCGGTCGACTCACGCACGACGAGCGGCCTCGATGAGCGTCAGGCATGCCTCGGGGCGCACGCCTGCGGTGGGGTACATCTGTTCGAGTAGGGCGTAGACCGGCAGCACGTAGGCCGCGAGCGCGTCGAGCTCCTTGCCCTGCTCCACGTTGCTGCCATGCGAGCACGCCGCCTCGATGAGCTTGGGTAGGCCCGAGACGATGGATGCCTCGACCTCATGTGCCTCGGCAGGTCGACCCTCTGCGTACCAGCGCACCGTCTGCGGATCCCCAACGTGGAACAGCACGCCCTCGTTGCCACCGTAGGCCCGGAACGGCTTGTAGTCCCTGCACGTCCACACGGCCGAGACGCCAGGGTTGCGCTTCAGCATGTCGCCTGCCGGCTGGTAGATGCCCTCGGGCATGCCGGCTTCTCGGCGGTGGGCGTGGGGTCGGCTCAGGAACGGGCACGCCTGCACTGAGAAGAGAGCGCAGCCGAGGTGCGCCGGGGGTTCTCCGCTCGTGCGCGTGATGCAGCACATCGGCCCGAGCGTGAAGACGAGGAACCGCCCGAGCGGCTCGCCGCAGACCCAGCACCGGCGTTCCTTCACGCACTTCGTCAGCTTCGCCGGATCGACGATGCGGTGGTCGGGCTCGCCGTTCACCCAGGCGACGAAGAACGGCACGGGATAGCCGCGCGCGTCGATGGGCAGGCGCTCGATGCGCTCAGGCATCGAGGGCAGGCCGGGCCGCAGCGCCGGCGTTTTCGCAATCGTGCTCATGGGTTCCCCTTCTGACATGCACAGCGCGGCATGACACCTTGCGAGGCCGCTTCGATCGTCGCGGCCGGCGCGAGCAGAGTCATCGAGCCGCCCGCGTCGCACTCGACGACGCGGTGCACGCCTTCGTCGACTTCGAGCTCGATGCGGCACGGCCCGTCCATGCTCACGCAGCCGGCGAGCAGGTATACGATCGCCCCCGGGAGCGCCCCTCCCAAAAGCCTCTCGTATGACGCCGGCCAGGCATTACGGCGTGTCCAAGGGGGCGCGGCGCTCCCCTCCGTTGCCGGCCGGTTCACGCCGCCCCCCAATGCTCGGCCAGGAGCGCGAGCTCGTCCTCCTTCGCGATCCAGCCCCGGCCGTCCGCGGTCTTGAAGTTGAGGCCGTACTCGTTCGGGTTCGCGGTGTTCTGTTTCCACTGCCACCAGTTCGAACCGATCTTTTCCTCGTGCGTGCGTTCGAGCGCGTAGCGCATGTGCGTGAGCGTCGGGTCGTCGCCGGTCTTGCGCCCCAGCTGCTGAATGTGGACAGGCGCGCCCGTGTCCTCGCGCAGTCGCGTCAGGTCGGCGAGCCCCGCGTCGAACTTCTGCGCGTTCGTGACCCGGCCCGAGAGTTGGTTGCCGGTGTAGACCACGTCCGAGCGCTCGGGGAGAACGGCCTCGGCCACGAGGTTGATGTTGTAGCCGTCGCGCGGCCCGATCAGGAACGGGGTGTCGGCGTCGACCTGGCGCACCGCGTCGATGACCTCGCGGTAGAAGTCGCGCACCGCGGCGGCAACCTCGGGGGGACGGCCCTCCATCATCTCGGGCTGGAGTTCGAGCAGCGCGATGCGCGCGATGGGGCGCAGGCGCGCGGCGGCGGCGCGCCAGACGACCTGCGCGAACGTGTGCCGCATCGACGGGTCGGTGAGGAAATTTCGTCCCCGCGCGCCGAACGATCCCTTCTTGTCACACCAGGCCCGCGTCTCGGCGTCCTGCGTGCCGGACTGGCCGCAATTCGAGTCGATGAACGGGATCACCCACATGCCCGCGGCTGAGCATGCCGTGATCATGTCGAGCCACTTCGCGACGTTCTCTCGCTTGAGGAACGCTACGCCGTCGTTGTCGCGGCTGTCCACGTCCTCGGGGTTGCTGCCGTGCCGGCCCCACCAGCGCAGCGCGATGCGCACGCAGTTGGCGCCGAGCGCCTTGACCTGCGGCGCGTCGTCGCCCGAGTCCTCGCCCCAGCTGCCGAAGGAGACGCCGCGCAGGATGATCGGCTGGCCGTTGGGCTTCAGGAGCTCGCCGCCCGAGCAGCGCAGCCGGGGCGGGAGTTCGTTGCCCTCGCGCTGGCGCGTGTAGGCATCCTCGATCGCCTCTCGGATGCCGTAGGGCTGGCTCGGATCAGGTCGCGAGTCCGGGTGTTCGACCATCATGGTTGCCTCCGATTCCAGTGGTGAAGGGCCGACGTGGGCAGGCCGTCCGCGTCGACCTTGCGCAGCGCGTGGCCAGCGACGCCCTGGCCCTTCTCGGCGTGCCGGCGCGCATCGCAGACGGTGCAGAGCACGCGCAGGTTGGCGAGCACGAGCGAGAGCGCCGGGGCCTCGCGGCGCGGGCGAATGTGGTCGACCCGCGACGCGCCGCGGGCGCGCACATCCGCGCCGCACCACGCGCAGTGATGCCCTGCGATGACGAGGGCGCGCCGGCGCAGCGCCCGCCACGCTGCGGACGAGTAGAACGGATCGCCACCCCGTTTCACGTGGAACCCGTTCGGGCGCACACTCGGCGTTGGCACCTTAGCCGTTGCCATTGCTTTTCACTCCTTGAGCCCCGGAGGCGTCTTCGCCCCGGGGCTTTTTTCGACCTCGGGCGTAGCGTCCTTGACGTCGAGCTCGTGCATCCGGGCCTTGACGGCATCGAGCACGCGGCTGCGGCCGGCCCGAGAGAGCGAGCGGGCGACATCAAGCAACGCCTCCAGCGTCGGAACGTCCGACGTGTGCGCGACCTCTTCCAGCAGCGACTCGACGCTGGGGCCGGCAGGCGGCGCCACGGGCGGCGGCGCGGTCGGCGCGACAATCTCGCCCGTCGACGGCTCGATCGGCGAGCCGGGCGGGGGCGGCGGGTCGGGCTCGAAGAAATCGCGCGCCACCCCGACGCCGTCGCGGAGCGACGCGAAGACGCGCCGCAGGCCGAGCACCTGGGCTGCGGAGATCGAGGCGAGCGGGCGCTGGAGGCGGCGCTCGATCATCGTGCGCGTCACGCCGACCTCGGCGAACGCGTCGACCATCTTCGCCAGGCCCTCGGGTGACGTGTCGGCCTTCGCCTTGACGGTCGCCGCTGCCTGCTCCATCGCCATGTCCACGATGTCCTCGGGCAGCAGCGCCAGGATGCAGGCGCGCACGCGCCGCGCGGCCTGGTTCGCGCAGAGCTCGTAGGTTTCGCGCTCGTCGCGCACGGGGCGCGGCCCGTCGCGGGTGTCAATGACGTGCTCGCAGACGAAGCCGATCGTGCGGCGGGTGCGGGTCTGCAGGTCCTCGGCGAAGGCGACGATGTCGGAGTAGGGCACGCCGTTCGATCCGATGCTGCGGCTCGTCTCGCGCCAGCCGGCCGAGGTGTTGCCCCAGGCGCGGGCCATCGCGGTCGCGGCTTGCGCGGACGGGCCCGTGATGAGGGTGCCGCCGCGGCCGTACTCGTAGGACGCGCGCTCGGCGAGCGAGGGCCGTTGGAACGCCACCCGAATCGCGTCGAGCGCACGGAATTCGTCGCGCGGGAACCGCTGCGCGAGCAGGTAAGCCGCCTGCGCTTCGGCGACCTCGCGGTGCGCCCCGAGCGCCGCAGACGGCGACTCGGTCGGCGCGGTCAGCATCGTGGTCGAGTTCATCCGTCCTCCCCGTCGTTGTAGACCTTGAGCACCGGCTCGTTCAGGAGCGCCTCGGCGAGCAGGTACAGCACGTTCGCCGGGTTGCGGTCGAGGACCGTCACGACGGCGGCATAGCCCTTCGGCGCGTGGACGACGATCGTCTTCAGCACCGGATCGCGCAGGCGCTCGATGCGCCAGCCCAACGGGATGAGTGCGGAGTTCGAGCTCATCCCGCGCGCTCCTGCCCGTTGCCCTCGACCTCGCGGGCGAAGTCGATCAGCTTTGCCGCCACCTGCTTCGCCTGCGCTGCCGTCAGCGTGACCTGATAGATCGGCAGGTCATCGTGCGCGGAGGCGCGCAGGCGCAGCAGCACGACCGCGTCGGAGCATTCGAGCTCCAGCCGGCCGAGTTCCATGTGGCTCATGCCTCGGCCCTCCGGTGCTCGCCCGTCGCCGCCTCGCGGTCGAGTTGCTTCGCGAGCATGCGCATGGAGTCCGAGGCGACCGACTCCACGAGGTTGACGGCGATCTCGTCGCGCGTGCAGGCGAAGGCGTAGTCGTCGGCGCAGTGCGCGCAGGCGCGCAGCGCGGCGGCGTAGGTGCGTGCCGCCTCGCGGCGGGTCGTCTCGGTCGTCTTCACGGAGTCTCCTTCACGGGTACGGGTGCGGGCGTGACGCGCACGATGACGATCCCCAGGCGCGGCGCGAAGTCGACGGCGAAAGGCTCGTCGAGCGCGAAGGCCGACGCGGGGCGGTTGAGCGCATCGCCGAACGCTTCCAGCAGCGGGGCGAGCGCGACGGCTGCGCCCTCGGCGTGCCAGTCGCGCGGATGCGCCGGCAGGAACATCGCCGTGCAGGCGATCGGCCCGCACGCGAAGCGGTGCGCCTGCTCGCGCCAGCCGGCCAGCCGCGCGAGTGCGTAGGCGTTCAGGCGCGCGGACTTCGCGGCGGCTTGCGCGGACGGCCCCCAGGTGATGCGGAACGTTCGCCAGAGGACGAGCGCGGGCCAGTCCACGGCCAGGGTGAGCCCGGCGCATGGGCCCGGAGTGCGCGGAAGATGGCCCAGCGAAACGCGGCGTAGTGTTCGAGCTCGCCGAGGGCGCAGAGCAGGCCCCGGTGGCGCGCCGGCGCCGTCTCGATCCACGCGACCGTCGAGGGCGTGTCGGTCAGGTCGAAGATCATCGGCGTCGATCATCGCGGAGCGTCCTTCACAGGGGGCACCGGCAGGGGCATCCAGTGCGTCGGCGCGTAGTCGTCGTCCCATTCGGCCTCTTCGCTGTCCCACTTGCCGTCGATGAACGAGGGCACCCGATAGCACTTCGTGAAACACCAGCCGTCCGCGTCGGGGTAGCTGAACGTGCCGATCCACAGGCCCTCGGTGGCGCCCCACAGCCACACCGGCTCGTCCTCGGGCGGCTTGCGTTGCTCAATGCTGATCCATGTCGGCCCTGAAGCCCGAGCGTCGAGACAGCGCTTGATTCGCGTGAATTGCTTCTGCCAGTAGTGGCCGCACTCGCCATCCATCGACTGCCGATCACACCACTTCGAGAGTTCTCTCGCTTCCACCGCGAGCTGTGCGCGATCAGTCATTGGGCGGATGCCTCCCCGAGCACTTCGCGCCAGGCGCTGCGCTGCGGCTTCGTGAGCGTCTTGCCCTGGCGCTCGCGCTCGCGCAACTCGATCGCCCATGCCCGCGCGGCCGGCGTCGGGCGGGCGGTGAGCTCCGCGCGCAGGGTCGCGAGACGCGCTTTCTCGTGCGCGACCGCCTCGGCGTCGACCGGCTCACGCTGGAGCTCGGGCGGCAGGTCGGCAGCGGCGCGCAGCTGCGCGTCGGTGATGAGCGACCAGAGGCGGGGCGGGGCGACGCTGTGCGCGTGGCAGAGCCGGCGCAGGCCGATGCCGTTGCCGGCGTCGACGCGGCTCGTCCAGCGGTTCGGGCATCCGCTCGCCTCGCAGGCGAGCTCGTTGCGCGCCGGCGCGCCTGCGTCGTCGTCGTCGGCGTTGAAGGGGGCGCGGGTCATGGCCGCGGCCCCCGGTCGCGCATGTAGTCCCAGACGCCCCAGGCGATCCAGCCGAGCGCCGCGAGCCCGAGCGCGATCCAGGCGACCGTCTCGGGGGCCACGAACCACATGCCCCCGACGACGGCCACGGTAGCCGCGAGGGCCACCCAGACGTTCGTGTTCATCGCATCACTCCTTCGCCCTTGTCGTGGTATTGCCCCTGCTGAACCTTGATCCAGTGCTCGTGCTTCACGAGCCATTCCAGCGTGACCTCGAACGGGGTTTCGTGCAGCCGGTGCGGCCCGATGCGCCCGGTCAGGAACCGCGAGCGGCCGACGTAGCGGAACAGCTTTCGGAAGTAGCCGAGCCCTTCGCTCTGCGTCTCCCACTGCTCGTGCATCGCCTGGGCTCTCCAGCGGGCGCGGAGGAACCGCTCGGGCAGGCCGACCCAGGGCACGATCGGCGGCGGCAGCGCGGGCAGCAGGTCGCACCAGGCGCGCACGATGAGGGCGTGGGGGCAGAAGGCCGCGACGAATGCCGGTGTGCCTTCGGTGTTCGGCTTTCCGGTTTTCACCTTCATGGCGGCTGTTTCCAGCGGCGCCGCGATGCCGTCGAGCGTAAGTTGACTCTTACCTCCTCCGTAAGGAGGAGAGGAGACAGGAGACAGGAGACAGGAGACAGGAGAAAGGCGGAGTTCTTCTGTCCCAATGCGAGTAGGGTCTTTCGGGGCACGCAGGGTCGAGCCTTCGTCTTCGACCGCAGGCAGCATGCTCGGCGGCTCGTGCCGGTACGGGCGCTGGTACTTCCCGAAGCGAGGAATCTCGATGAGTTCCTGGCCCGTCGCGGCGACATAGCGCAGCGCCAGACCCTGAGAGTGCAGCTGCCACAGCAGCGCGTCCGGGTCGACATCGGGCTCGAAGGGGAACGCCTCGGCGCGGATCTTCTCGGGACGATCCACGAGCCGACCGCCGCGATCGGCGAGCGCCCAGAGGGCCGTGAACATCAGCCGGGCGTGCGCGTCACAGCGCGCGAGCTCGGGGTTCTTGTAGAACCCCGGCGCGATGGTGCGGGTGCGCATGGCGACGCTCACACGGGGAGTTCGAGTTGTCCGTTCCCGACGAGCGCGTCGATGCGGGCGCACGCGTTGCGCAGCGCGACGAGCTCCGAGCGCAGCGCCCGGTCCCGCGCCTCGCGCGCCTGCGTGTCCGCGACCGCCGCCGCCTCGTCGTCGGCCGACAGCGCCGGCAGGGGATCCATGCCGGCCAGGCCCCGCACGTCGTTTGTGCGCCAGCGCAGGTGCGTGCCGTCGCCGAGGCGGTGGGGCTGGATCGGGCCGTCCCCGGTGCTCGCCCAATGCCGCAGCGTCGAGGGTGAGTAGCCGAGGGCCGTGGCGGCTTCCACCGTCGACAGCAGGGGCCGGGTGATCGAGGACAGGGACGGCGCCGCGGGGCGCAGGGAACGAGGCATGGCGTCGCCTCCTTCGCAGGGTGAGGGGTGGGGGTCGAGCAGGGGGGCAGACGTGGTCCTACCCGAAGACGGTGTAGAGCGCGCCGAGGATGATCGCGAGCGTCGCTGCCGAGATCAGCAGCGCGACGCGCAGCACGCGCGGCTCCATCACACGCGGGTCGCGCGGCATGGTTGAGTCGTCCTCGTAGAGCCGGCCCTCGTTGGCCGAGACCGCGGGGTCTTGGAGCCAGTCGCTCGGGTCGTGCTCGGTGTCGCGCAGGGTGCGGGCCGCGGGGCCGAGGCCGTCCGGGTCGGGCTGCGTCGTGTGCTGGTACTGAAGAGTCATGGCAGGGGGTGTCTCCGACGTTTCGCGCTGTTTCGCGCGGTTCACACTGTACCGATGCAGGTACAGGGTACGTCTAAGGTACTCCTGCGCTAAACCTACTCGAACAATAGAAAATGAATCGGTTCTGCCGAGCCGTTATCTATCGCCCTGAGTGTGCCCCGGGTGTGCCCAGCCGCTTCCCGCGTCGAGCCGTGACCCGCATGAATGCTGGCGCTGCGCGGGTCGGGGGTACTGCCAGAGGGCTTACCTCCTAGGCACCAATCGGATCAATTTGCACGCTTTCGCGCGTTTGTGTGCCCCACTTTTCATAGGTAAAGGAGCCAAAGGGGATTAAACTAGCTCCAAGCTGTTCCAGTGTGCAGTGTGTGCCCATGTGCCCCAGGGTGGGAACGCACCGAAGCACGCGAAAACAGCCTAAGCTTTCTCCCTTCACTCTTCGAGGAATTCGGCATGCTCCACCGAACCCCCGCCGCAGGCAGCGCCGCTGCTGAACGCCTTTCCCTCCTGGCCCTCTTCGAGCGCCGCGCCGCGAAAGCGACCGGCTCCGCTCGAAGCGCGATCGAAGCGCAGATCGTGCACCTGCGCGCCGGCAAGATCATCGTCCAGGCGTACTTCCCCTGCGGCACCCTGCACGCGACCGTCTACTGCGCGACCCGCGCCGAGGCCGATGCCGAGTTCGACGCGCTCGTCGCCGAGGGCTGGTCGATCACGCGTGAAGAGGTGCGCGTATGAGCAGCCAGCGCATCGACGCCGCCGTCGCCGCCCTTGCGGCGCTGAAGGCGCAGAAGAGGGCCGCAACGCACACGCCGGCCTCGCTCGGGGGCCGTTGCGCCACCGGCTATGAGCGCGACCAGGGCACGCGAGTCCACGCCGTTCCGACCAGCGATGCGCTACTGCAAAACGGCTACTGTCTGACGCGCGCCGCCTGCGGCGCGAAGCCCGGCCCGCGAAGTGTCGGGTGGTCTTTGCGCGCCGGCTCTACGGTGTCGTGCCCCCGCTGCATCGCCGCCCTCGCCAAGATCGGGGGTGCGCAATGACCGCCGCCCCGAAGCGCGGCACGCGCGCCGCCCCGATCCGTCGCGCCGTCCCCGGCGCACTGAGCACGCAGGAGTGCTCGGCCGCGCGGGTGCCCGAGGGCAAGTCGGAGCTCATGCTCCACGACGGCGGCGGGCTGTACCTGCGCGTGCGCCCGAGCGGCCGGAAGACGTGGGTCTATCTCTACGGCTCGCGCCCCCGGGTGCGCGTCGTGAACGTCCTGCCGTACCCCGAGCTCACGCTGGCGAAGGCGCGCCTGTGGGGCGCGGCGCAGCGCGACATGCTGCGCACGAACGCGGCCGACCCGGTCGTCAAGGCCCGCGAGGCGCGCGTGGCGCACACGACCGCGCGCACGCAGACCCTGTGGGCGATGTGCGAGGCGGTGTGGGAGGACATGAAGGAGCGCGGCCAGATCTCCTGGCGCAGCGATCGATCCGCGTTCAAGCACATTCCCGAGTGGGCGCGCACGATGCAGCCCGTGCACATCACGCGCGACCACGCCGAGCAGATCCTGTGCGAAGTGCGCGACGCGACGCCCGAGGGCTCGAAGACGGTGAAGGTGTTGAAGAAGGCCCTTTCCGCAGCCTTCACCCGCGCGAGCGTGGCCCGTGCGGGCACGAACGCGAAGCGCAAGAACGCCGCCCTCGCCGCCTTCGGGGTGCGCGATAACCCGTTCCTCAAGCACGACCTGGGCATCCCGGTGGGGGTCGGTGGGCGGCACCTGCCGCGCGACGAGGCGCAGGCGTTCATCGCACGCCTGCTCGCCGAGCCGCAGGACGATCGGCGTGACCTCCTGCTGCTGACCCTGTACCTTGCCGGGCAGCGCAGCGCGCAGCTGGCCGCGGCCACGATCACGGTGGAGGCCGAGACGCAGGCGCCGTGCCTGCTCATCCTCGACGCGAAGCAGCGTGGCGACACGCCCCGGCCGCACGTGCTCCCGCTGCAGGGGCCGGCACTCGACCTGCTCGCCGGGCGCGGGCTGCTCGAAGACGGCGCGGCGATCTTCGGCGTCGACTACGTCGGCGGGCACGCGCTCGCGAAAGCCGCGGGCAAGCTGTGCGCGCGGCTCGTGAAGGAGTGGCAGGCCGAGCTTGCCGCCGAGGGCAAGACGTTCGCGCACTTCTCGAAGGGGGCGATCCGCTCCGGCGCGTCGACCGGCCTCGCGCAGCTGGGCGTCGGCGACCAGATGGTCGACCTGCTGCTGTCGCACGGCCAGAAGACGGTCGACTGGGTGCACTACAACCGCTGGGAGTACCTGCCCGAGAAGCGCAAGGCGCTCGCGAAGTGGGAGTCGTGGCTCTCCGAGCCCGTGCCCGCGCCCGTCCTCGACGCCAACGCCGGCAAGGTCATCCCCCTGCGGCGCGCCGCCTGAAAGGTTCCCATGCGACACGCAATCACGACCCGCTACGTCGGGCCCACGAACCACACAGGCGCTCGCATCGCGGCGACGAGCCCCGGGCGCTCGCTGTCGGTGCGCTACGATCACGCCGCCGACGAGGCCGCGAACCACCAGAGCGCGGCCGAGGCGCTCGCAAAGCACCTGCAGTGGCGCGGGCGTTGGCAGGGGGCGCACACCCCGGACGGCTTCGTGTGGGTGCTCCTGGAGCGGTGCCCGAGCTTCGTTGTCGATCCCGACCTGGAGGCCCCATGAGCGACGCCCCGCTTTCCTGGTCAGCGCTCGAAGCCGTCCACGAGCACTTCCGCCGCAAGGCGTTCGCCCTGGTCGAGGACGGGCAGGAGCTCGCGCCCCAACTCTTCGCGGTGCGCGCAAACCCGCGCGGGGAGATCCTGCAGATGAAGCCGTTCCCGGCGGACATCATGCGGCGCGCGTTCGCCGACGACCTGGGCAAGCGGGCCTTCGCCCTCATGCTGCGCGACCTGACCAACGACACGACGTTTAGAGCGGCCAACCTGCGCCTGCTCGGCTTCACGCCGAACGTGTACGTGCAGATCGCCGAAGCGTGGTTCGTGATGCGCGATGCGGAGGACGGCAAGCTGATCGAAGCGTCGCTGCCAGTCTCCGCGCAGGCCGATCGCCGTGAGTGCGTGTTCATCGCGCTGCACCTGACCGGCCGCTCGGTCGTCGTCAGGCACGAGATCGTCGACAAGCCGCGCCGCCATGCGCTGCGCGGCGCGTTCCCCGCGGACAACGCAGACCTCGCGGCCTCGCGCGGTCTCTTCGCGATGCAGGATCCGACCCGGGGCAAGCGAGAGAAGCGGGACGGCTGAACGCCCTCACCGGCGCGCCGATTGCTGCGCGCCTTGTCCCTCTTGCGCCCGGCCTCGCCGGGCTTTTTTTCGCCCCGGCGCAGGGGCGCTGCGGCCCCGCCTACGGCTTGGCGCCGTCTGCCAAGGGGAGGGTAGCGGGTGGGTCGTCCGCGGCGCTCCTGCGGGCCTTGCCGCGTCGACCCGACTCCACCGCATGCAGCGGAACGACCGAGGGGGCCGGCGCCGGGGGCGCGTCCTGCTCGCGGCGCTGCTGCTCGATGCTGTCGATCAGGAGGCGCACCTCGTCGTGCTTGCACTGGCCGATGACTTGGCGCACGTAGTCCAGGCCGGCAGGAGCGAACACGATCACGTAGCGGTCGGGCATCTCGGGTTTCCTTTCAGGCGGTGACGGTGACATTGAACGTCACGGTGGAGCGGGCGGGCGCGGTGCCCGCGGCGTTGTTGAAGATCTCGGCCTTGATCTGCGCCTGGGTCGTGCCCGAGGTGCCCCGGTCCCAGGTCAGCACGCGCGCGACGTTCAGCGCCACGACGGCGCCCATGGTGACGCCGGTCGGATCGGTGCCGGAAATTTTCGTGAACTTGATCCAGTGCAACGCGCCTGGCGACCCTCCGGGCGGCGTGTACCACCGCGACGGCGTCGCACTAGAACCATTGCCGGAAACGTTGATCGATCCGTCCTGATTCCACGCCGCCGCCGCGCGGTGCAGGCCACTAAGGACATCCGAAAGGACGAGCGTGTAGGGACTGGGGCCACTGCCACCGCCCGCCACCAACACATGCAAGATGCCCGTCATGACAGGCCCTCTCCCAGCACCCGGAAAATGTTGTTTGTCCCGTTGAGGCAAACCACGGTAATGAAGGCATGCGGCGCAAGCGTCCGATTCCCGGTTAGATAGGTGCCAACTCCCCACCGGATCTCCGTGCTGATCGCTTGAATTAGCGTGCGTGCCGCCGATTGCGCATTGTAGATAGTGACAACATCTCCATCGACGAACTGCCCCGGGACAATAATTGGATTGCCACCCGTCATTTGGATAAAGCCTCCACGATGCGCGTAGGCAACGTTCAGGTCGCTACCCTGAATGAAATTCCTGAGTCGACTCCAGCCCAGCTCCAACCCGTTGATGCTGTCGATGATGTTCGTGTTGTTGATGGTCAGCTTGATCTGACCGTTGACGCCGAGTTGCAGGTTGCCCGTTGGCACCTGCATGAGCGAGGTATTGTTGCCGTCGCAGTAGGCATAGAACTTCGTCGCGTTGCCCGTGTCCAGGCCCAGAAAGGCCGCCGATGCCCCGTTGACTTCGAGCACGCCCCGGCCGCTCGCCGAGTTGGCGGTCGTTTTCACACCGACAAGCATCTGGGCCTCGATCGATCCGAGCAAGCGCATCTTCTCGACGCCGACCGTGGAGAACGCGAGCGTGTTCGAGGCCGCGCGGAACATGCCCATGTCGAGGACGGTCGAGAACGAGTAGGCCGGCGCCGTCTCCAGGCCCGCCGAGGTCGCGACCTGCGTGCCCGCGCCGACGGTCGCCAGTGCGGCTGTGAGCGTCAGGCGAGCGACGCTTTGCGTGGCGAAAACCATCGAGTCGGTTGAGTGGACGAATTGAATCAGCCCGGCCCCATTGTTTTCGGGATCGCCGAAGGCGATGTACGCGTTGTTCGTGTTCGGCGTGAGGATGGCCATGCCGGTGTTGCCGGCGGACTCCACGACGAAACCATTCGACGACGAAGTCGGCCCCGTCCCCCCATAGACCCCACCATCGCGCACGCCGAGCGCGCCGTAGGTCGAGCCGCCCAGTAGCAGCTGTGTCGCATTCACGCGCATGCGCTCAACGCCAGAGGTGGAGAAGGCGAGGACGCCCGCGCCGGGGCGCCAGAGGCCGGTGGAGGCTTCGTTGATGAAGGCAAGCGATGGCGCGGGCTCGGTGCCATCGGGCAAGCGAATCAGCGAGCCCGCGCCGGTGCCGATCAGGTCCCACTTGACTCCGTTGAAAACGAGTTGTTGCGATGGCACGATCGACGTGTTCGCGGGCAGGCCCCACGACGCGTCGGCCAGGCCGGTGCCTGTGTTGATGTAGTAGTCGCCTGCCGTGTTGAGCCCTGCTGGCACAGGCAACGTCGCGTCGACCGAGCCGCGATAGCCCCCGGTCGTGACCGTGATGAGCGAGGGATCGATCTTGCCCGAGGCCGCGGTCTTGACGAGCTTGCCCGCGTCGCTCGCGCCAGCGCTCGAATCAATCGCGGGCGGCAGCGGAATCATCCCAGCGGGCAGCATGCCGTATGGATTGAGGCGCGGCACCTTGTCCGGCGTGGCGACCGTCACCACGTCGGCGAGTTTCAGGTAGCGCGCATCGCCCTCGACGTCCGTCAGGTACTCCGGCGGGACGGTCGGCGTCATGGTCAGGAACGGCAGCGCGGCGTACTTCGCCGCACCATTGCCGGCCTTCATCTTGATGCCCGCGCCGGCGCGTTCGAGCACGAGCTCGCCGTCGCCCAGCACCAGATCGTGCGCCGCCCAGTCGGCCGTCGTGCCGACGAGCAGTCGCGTGCGTGCGTTGATGTCGGCCATGAGTGACTCCTAGAGAAAGACGGTCGGCGCTTGCAGCGTGCCCGGGTTCGTGAATATCGGCGCGGGGGCGGTCGGCGTGCCGCCGATGATCCAGTCGGGGGCGGGCGCGGCCGGCGTCGAGCCGATGATCCACACGCCGTCCATGACCAGGAAGTCGCTCGCGAGCGGCAGGTACTCGGCGGCGACGCTGATGCGCCAGACCCACAGGCGCGCGACCGGGACGAGCTCCACCTGAAGGTCGGTCATGAACTTGACAGGCGTCGGCGCGGTGTTCGTGCCGGCAACACCTGCGCGCAAGCCCGGCAGGTTCATCGTGACCCACTCGTCCCAGGCGTGCGCGTTGACCCACGACAGCCACGCCCCGTAGAGCGTCTGATCGATCATGAAGACGAGCGCGATCTGGTGCGGCAGCGCGCGGTGCATGCGGCGCTGGCGCGTGTTGCCCGCCTCCATCGGGGTGCGCACGAGCCCCGCGAACGCGGTCGCGCTGTGGCCCTCGATGCGCGAGGCGCACGGGAAGCTGGCAGGGTAGGCGGTCGCCATCAGAGCACCCCCGGATCGAGCGCGAACGGCGCTCGCGTGAAGTCCGCCGCCGCTGCGTAGATCGACGGCGCGTAGTTCGTCGCGTCGATCGTGACCGTATCACCCTGAGGCGTCACCTTCGACACCGTCCAGTCGGTCGTCTCCGCATCCTGCACCCCGAACGACAGCGTGGTCGCCTCCTGGTCGGCGTTCGCGCCCGTGAAGGCGTAGGTGCCGGGGGGGAGGACAATCTCGAACGGGGTCGCGCCGGGCGTCACGCCGAGGACGCGGAACGGCTTGCCCGTCTCGTCGCGGAATTGCACCGCGTGCGTCGCGGCCGGCGTCCAGGTCAGCGCACGGTCGACGCGGATCGTGGTCGGGTTAAGCACTGCCTCGACGCGCGCCCCTTGCGCCCACTGCACCATGCCTGCCTGCACCCCGATGCGGTCGCCCGGCAGCAGGTTCAGCCCTTCGAGCTCCGTGTCGAAGGTGATCGTGGTTCGCTGCTGCGTGCGCTTCGCCGCGATCAGGTTCGCGTGTTCCTGGGCGACCGCCTGCGAGGTGCAACCGAACAGGTCGACGACGACGAAGTCGACCGCGGTCGTCGGCACGAGCAGCACGGCAGGGGAGAAGGTGCGCGGGTCGCGCCAGTTCACCTGGATGCCCTCGGGCGTGCCCGGCTTGTCGAAGGCGTAGTTGACCTTGAGCGAGCCCGCCACGATGTTCGCGTCGGTGAACTGCTGCAGCTGCTGGGGCTGTACCTGGTCGTGGATCAGGCTCATGCGCGAGCCCACCGGCAGGGGCGCGGCATGCACGGTCTGCACCACGAGGCCGAGCGCCTCCCAGACCGTGCTGCGTTGATCGAAGACGGCGTTGAACCCGTTGTGGCCCACCCAGGCGGCGCGGCTCGCCGTGAGCTCGTCCAGGTCGAGCTCGTCGGCGTTGCGCGGGCGCGCTCCCCCGTAGGGGGCGCAGACCACGTCGACGAAGGCGTCGGCCGGGTTCGAGGTGACGACCGGCGTGCCGAGCCCGAGCGGGGCCAGGCGCCGCGTGCAGCGAAAACGGATCGAGCCCGACGCCGAGGCCGCGACCCCGTTCGTCGCTTTCAGCTTCACGGCGACGAGCGTCACCTCCCCGTAGACCTTCTGCGTCGGGGGCAAGTCGTTGAGCACGAACTTCAGCCCCGTCCACAGGCACCGGTCCTGCGTGCCGAGCTTGCCGTCCAGATCCGAAATGCGCGCGACGCGCACCCGGTAGCGCCCCGACGCGACCGTGACCGTGCGCGTCCAGCGCTGCGGCGTGTTCGGCGGGTTGACGATCACCGTCAGGTTCTGGTCGTACAGCACGGGGGGCCCGAGCGTTCCCCCGAGGTCATTGATCGGCGTGACCTCGATCGTCACCAGGATCCCGCTCGGGGAGATCATGCCGCTGCCGTCGTCGAAGTAGGCATACAGCCCGTTCGGAAAGACGAAGTCGCATTCGATGCGCGTCCCGGCTTGGCCCGGCTTGCTGACCTCGAAGGGGCCGATCCACTGGCGCGAGCCGGTGCCCGCGTTGGGGGCGGCGACGAGGTCGGCGTACTTCACCTGGGTGACGTTCTTCTGGTAGTCGCTCGCGACGTAGTCGAACACCTCGTAATACCCGGGCCCGCGGTTGCGGTAGGTTGCGACCTGCACGACGCCGATATTCGGGTTCTGCGGCATGAGTGCCATCTTGCCGTCGACCGAGAGCGCGACCGAGAGGTCGATGCCCACCGGCGTCGCGCTCGTACGCCCGTTCGTCGCGCGCCAGTACCAGAGCGGATAGTTCGGCGAGCCCGTGCCCGCGTTCGGGGCAAGTAACTCCTGGTCGGCGACGTTCGAGCACGACACGACGTTTTCGCGCACGCCGCGCTCGGTCTGGATCACGCCGAACTTCGATTGATGCTGCGACGGCAGGTACATCCACCACTGTGCGATGGAAGTCGGCAGCGGCGTCGCCGACGAGTCGCCGATCAGGAGCTCCGAGATCGTGTGCTCGCCCATGCCCAGGCAGAAGATCGCGTGGAGGTACTGCTCGTTGTTCTCGAAGTAGGTGTAAGGCTGGCAGGCGTAGTCGGGCGTGGCGATTACCGCCCCGTAGATCACGGGGATCGGCTGGCCCAGGCGCGCCGCGTTGCGCCCCTTCGCGATGCCGTAGACCTGCGAGGGATCGGGCGTGTCGGCCGCGGCGGGCTGGCTCGGCGCGAACAGTCGGTTGATGACGACGCCGATCATGTAGGCGAAGACCGACTGGACGAAGAACTCGGCCAGCGCGAGCTCGCCGCCGCCCGGCGTGAAGGTGACGAGCACCTCGTCGGCGTCGCGCGTGCGGTAAGTGCGATCGAGGCACGGCGCGCCGTTGACCGTCACCGTGCGCTGCAGCCCCTCGACGGGCGTAGGCACATGCGCGTCGAGCCAGTCGAGCAGCCACTCCCCCGCGGCGAGCTTGCAGCGCCGGCGCCGGCTCGGGTCGAGCGGGTTCGTCAGGACGAGCAGGTCTGCCACTGCCAGCACTCCAAGGCGCCGCACACGCCCGTCCAATGCGCGAGCGTCCACGCCATGACGCCGCCGCGCGCCTGCGTGTGCAGGACGAGCCGCCCGACGAGCACGCCCGCGTGCGCGCCCGACGTGCTCATGACGACCGCGCCGTGCGAGGGCGCGACACGCTGCCAGCCCGCAGGCCAGGGGGCATCGCTGAACAGCGCATGCACCTCGGCGCGCGTCAGCGCGGCCGAGGCGAAGTCAGGCGGCAGCGCGAGCCCCAGGCGCCGGCGCACTTCGAGCACCAGTCCCCAGCAGTCGAAGGCGTCGGGGCCGCGCGCCCCGCGCACGAAGGGGCGCCCCACGAGGTCGTTGAAATCGGCCGGGGCGTTCATCGGTCGAGCCCCGGAAAGCGCAGCACGTCATACGTGAACGCGGGAAAGCGCCGGTTGAGCACGTCCGAGCGGCCGGCCGTGCCCGCGACCGCCTCTTCGGTGATCTGGATGCCGTCGAAGGTCAGGCGCAGCGGGGGTGCCTGCGGGGTCTGCGTGCTGCCCAGGCTGGACAGGAATACCCGATACGTCGCCGTGATGCGCTTCGTCGGCGTGACGTGCGCCAGCTGCACCGCTTGCGCGATGAGCGGGTCGGCGTTGGTCAGCGTCACCGGCAGGTCCTGCTGCCCCGCGCCGTCGACGGCGGGCAGCACGACCGAGAACGGGAACGGCTGGAACGTGACCGTCGGATTGCCGACCGTCTCCAGCCGCGCGGTGAACGCGACCGGCGACGAGGTCAGGTAGAACGGCGTGGCCCACGCCTCGTGTTCGAGCGTCAGCGTCTCCCACAGCTGCACGCCGGCCGGGGCGCTGGCGCGCACGCGGGCGAGGTCGGCGGTGGCACCGGTGGCGGGCATGGCGTTAGAACGGCGCCGACGCGCCGCGCGAGAGGCGGAACGCCGCCTCGTGCGCCCGGGAGATTTCGTTCCCCCCGCGGCGGATGTCGACGGCCATCGAACGCTTCGTCGCCTCGATGATGATCTGCAGGTCGCCCGCGCCGTCGCGCTGTGCACTCACGCGCGCGTCGGCGTGGTTGTGGATCGCGATGTTCAGCGGCACGGTGCCGGCCGACTCCACGCCGAGGTTGCCGTTCGCGCCCCGGCGCAGCGGGAGCACGGCCTCGGGGCCCGCCTCGCCCATCAGCGCCATCGGCAGGGTGAGCCCTTGCGAGATCACGCCCCCGCGTGCGAAGGGCAGCACGCGCCCCGCGGCGAAGACGGCGCCGAGCGCGGCCTGGATGCCCGTCGAGGGCGGAGGCGCGACCGCCGCACCGGCGCCGCCCGTGAACATCTTCAGGATGGCTTGCTTCGCAAGCAACTTCAGCAGGTCCGCCAGGATCGACTGCACCATCCCCCGGAACGCCTCGGCCGCAGTGACCGAGCCCGAGGACAGGCTTTCGACGAAGCGATCGAAGCCGGCGCTGACGATCTCCTGGGCTTCGGTGATCTCGTCATACACGGGGGCGATGTGCTTGAGTGCGAGCTCGTGCTCCAGCCATGCGCCGGCGAGTTTCTTCTGTTCGTCGGTGCCGGTGACGGTCAGCGCGATCATCCCCTGCATCTCCAGGTCGGCATCCTTCTGCGCCTTGATCTGCGCGTTGATCGAATCCTCGACACGCCGGTTCGCGTTCGCCTGATCGATGTTGGCGTCGGTGATCTTGCCCGTCGTGTCGACGTAGACCCCCATCGCATCGTTGAGCAGGCGCTGTGCGCCAGCCGTCTCGATCGTCTCGGTGCGCAGGTCCTCCCACAGCTTGCGCATCGGGGCGCTCGCCGCGTACAGGTCATCGGCAGCACGCGCGGCGATGCGGTCGGCTTCGGCCGCGTCCTTCTTTGCCTTCGCAGCTTTCTCTGCCGCCTCCTTCTCTGCGCGGAGGCGCTTCTCGACATCGGTCTCGGGCGGCAGTGCGAGCGGGATGTGCCACGGCGTCTCGATTTCCTGCTTCGTCTTCTTCCACTCGCGCACCAGGTTTTCCAAGCTGGTGATCGTCTCGGCGTTGGCCTTGCCGATCTTGTCGGTGGTCTCCTTGTAGATGTCGCCCCACTCCCACGCCGGGCTGGTGGCGAACTTGCGGATGCCCTCCTGCACGGCCATGACATCGCGCAGGCCCCCGGCCAGCAGCGAGACGCCCATCGCGATACGCACGACGTCCTCACCGATCGCCGCGCCCCACTCGTGCAGGCCGCCCGTGCCGCCGCTGACCCGCACGAGCTCCTTCGCGACCGACTGCAGCGCGGGCAGCAGGCCCGAGACGAAGGAGCGCGCGGCGCCCGCGGCCGTGTTGCCCAGCAGGTCCAGCTGGTTGTTGAAGTCCTCCGCCGCCTTGAGCGCGTCGTCGGAGAGCACGAGCCCCAGCTTCTTCGCCTCGTCGCTCATCGCGGCCAGGCCCTTCGTGCCGGCGTTCAGGGTGGGGATCAATTCGTTGCCGTTCCGGCCGAAGATCGCCACGGCGAGCGCCGACTTCTGCGCGCCGTCCGGCAACTTCGCGAACGCGTCGGCGATCTTCGCAAGCGCCGACGCGGTCGTGTCGCCGCTCGTGACCCCGAACGCGCGCAGCGCCTGCGCGGCGTCGCTCGTGCCTTGGCTCACGTCTTGCAGGTTCTGCGACAGGTGCTGCAGACCGCGGTCGAGCGCCTCGGCGCTGGAGCCGCTCGCCGTCGCCGCGTAGCGCAGTGCCTGCAGCTTGTCGGTAGCCACGCCGATGCGCTGCGCTGCCTTGACGACCTCGTCCATGCTCGCCACGACGGCCATGAACCGATCGACGATGACGCCTGCGGCGAAGGAGACGCCGAGCGCCGCGCCGGCGTTCCTGATGCCTTGCGCCAGACTCGCCATGCGCTTGTCGACAGAGTCGGTCGAGCGGGCGATCTTCTCCAACTCGCGCACGGCGGGCGTGCCGTCGACGGACAGGCGGTACAGGCGTTCGATGGCGTCGGCCATTGCGCTAGATCCTCACGCGCCGAACGCGCGGGCTGATCACGATCATGCCGGTGCCGGACGTGCGCGTCATGAGCTCGCCCGCGACCATGTGCGCCTTGGAGAAGACGACTCGCACATGGAATTGCTTGAAGGCAATGCGCTTGCGCACGCCCTCTGCGGCCCAGAAGAAGTAGCCGCGATTCTGCTTCGACTTCGCCGGGCGCCCCTTGCGCCCGATCGGCGCCACCAGTCGCCCGCCGCGCGCCACGTTGCGGTTCGTGAGCGTGGCGTAGCCGATGTCCTTGGGCACGAGCACGAGCCGGTCGCCGGCGCCGAAGAACGGCGGCGCATTGCCGGGGGTGGTCGGGCGCGGCGCGCCCCCCTTCGGGATGTAGAGCCACTGCCAGTTGCCGCCGACGTTGCCGAGTTGCCCCGAGCGCATCGTCGTCGAGCGCGCAATGGCACCGGCGAGCTCCATCTCCACCTCGCGCATTGCTGAAGCCGCGAGCATCACGCCGTAGAGCACGACGGTGCGCTTGTCAACATCCTCGACCCGCTTGCCCGTGCGCGCGTCGACTTCGAGCAGGGTCGGCGGGTTGCCGATGCGCAGCTGCTGGTTCGTTTCCTCGAACGTGATGCCACGGATCATCGAGCGCACGTCGGCCAGCGACTGCGTGCGGATCTCCTTGACGAGCGTCTCGCGCAGGAACGTCTCGCCGCCGAGCGTGACCGTGCGAAAGCGCGGGATCACGGGCGGGGGCAGGCCCCCCGCCTTCGTCCAGTTCGCGCTGGTGGATGCCATCGCCGGGGCCTCACGTCGGCGGCTTGCCGGCCGCGAGCCACTGCCCCTGGATGCGCCAGGCGCGCACGTTCGGCTCGAAGAAATCGCTCTCGCCCTGCAGGCGCCAGCCGCCGAGCGCCGCGGTCGCGTCGCGGATCGCGGTCGCGAGCGCGCGGCCCTCTTCGTAGTGCAGCGTCCACGAGTCGATCACGAGCACCGTGTTGCCGACGTAGGGGGCGTGCTGGCACATGTCTTCGTAGTCGGCCGTGGAGAACGTCTGGCGCTGCACGACCACGAGCGGGAACGCGGGCACCTCGCCCGCCGATTCGAAGGGGGCATACCCCCACCAGACCGGCACCGGCGAGAGCGCGGCCAGGAGCGTGGCGACGAGGTCGCGTTCATCAGCCATGCGAGAAGGCCGCACGCAGGTCGGCGCGCGACGCCGTGCGCGGATCGAGCGCGTCGGCGTCGGCGAGCGCTGCCGCATCGTTGGCCGCGGCCGGGGCGCGCGGCCAGAAGAATTCCGCCCACGCGACGAGCTCGCGCAGGGACAGCCGCTCGATCTCGGAGGCGGTCTTGTGCAGGCGCGAACCGAGCTCGAAGAGGATGCGCACGCCCGGCTCGCTCACAACTCCCCCGGCGTGTCGTCCCCCTCGGGGGTGTCCTCGTCGTCGTCGCCTTCCGCGAACGCCTCGGCCGTCAGCCCGTAGAGCTCGTTGCTGCGCGCGATGGCTTTCATCAGGCCGACCACGGCCGAGCCCGGTACGGCGTCGAGCACGGCGAGCGCCGCGGTCGCCGCCGGCTCGTCGAAGGTGTCGAAGGCGTCGCGCGCCCAGGGCTCGCCGCCGCTGGTTTCCGTCGCGCGCCCGAACGGCTCGCCGTCGACGAACAGCGAGACGACGAACAAGAGTTCGTTCTTGCGCGCGAAGCCGCCCGTCAGGATGGGGCGCACGACCCCGTAGCTCTGCTCGCGCAGCTGCACGTGCGCGCCGAGCGCATCGAGCCCGGAGAGGTCGACCGTTTGCAAAGCGAACATGGGATTGGTGCCTTTCGTTTTCAGAGCGCCCAGGAGTACGTCGGCATTTCGGTGTACTGGCCGGAGCCGGAGAATTGCAGGCCCTGATTCGTCGCGGCGTTCTTGCTCATCTCGCCGATCTGGGCGGGGCCCATCGCGTAGCCGCCCTCGGGGCCGAAGTCGAACAGCACCCAGACGACGGGCTTCGGGTTCAGGATCGAGGCGCGCCAGAGGTTGCGATACCCCGGCGAGCCGGCGTCCGCGAGGCCCGAGAAGGTGAACGTCGGGGGCTTGGGCGACCCGAGCTTCGTTGACGAGCCGCACATATCGTCGAGTGCGATCGAGTCGGGCGCCTGCCCCGCGATCGTGACCGCGGCCAGGCAGACGTGCATCAGGTCGACCTCGCCGCCCGCGAAGGTCAGCGCCTGCAGGGTGCCCGTGGCCACGGCCGCATTGAACTTCGTGCCGTCCACGTCCGGCAGCAGGAACCCGGTGGCCGATACCGTGGCGACCTTGAACGCATAGCCATCGAGCAGCGGCTCCCCCGTGTCCTGGAACCGCACGTAGTCGCCGGCCGCGATGCCGGGGGGCATGGTCGCGGGCGTCACGACCGGGGGCGCCGCCTTCGTGATCGACGTGACCGCGACCGCCGTGGGCGGCGATACGGTCGCGTCGACGTTGCTCACGTACATGTGCGCTTCGCTAACGATCTTGGTCATGGTGCGGCCCTCCTTTGCGGGCGGTCAGGGGTTCGAGAGGCCGCACGTCGCGGCGATCGTGATGTCCGCGCGGTTGTGCGAGGGCAGGATCTCGACGAAGTCGAACGTGCGCGCCGCGTCGTCGTCGAGGTCGACCGCGCGCCAGTCCGGCTCCACCGTCACGCCGGGCGTCTCCCGGATCGTGATACGCCACGTCACGCCCGCGAGCTCGCGATCGGCGGCGAGGTACTCGCGCCCCGAGATCGAGTCGACCGCGGCGTCGACCTCGATGACGGGCGCCCATTCCTTGACCGCGCCCCCGAAGGCGTCGCGGGTAACCCCGATCGGCCGCTCCAGGCGCAGCCAGTGGCGCAGGCGTCCGGCTTTCATGCGTCGGGCCTCCAGAGCAGGACGGAGCCCGCCTCCTGCGGCTCGGCCAGCCCTTCCGGGGCTTCGCGGTGTTCGTACAGGGCCGCGGCCCGGCGCAGGATCGCGCGGCGCACGCTCGGCGAGAGCTCGTCCGCGGTGGCACAGCCCGCCGTGAACGTGAACAGGCCCCCGGCCGGCGCGGCGACGAGCGCCGGGGCGCCCAGCACGCAGGAGCCCACGCCGCCCGGGTCGGTCTGGAACACCTCGTAATCGAGCGACACGTCGAGGCCGTCCGCGTCGAGCACGACGAGGGTCGTGACGTTGTTGAAGGGCAGCTTCATCAGCACGCGCTCGCCCGGCACCGTCACGCCGCACGCATCCCACCACGGCGTCCACAGCGCCTCGGGCTGCAGCACGATCACGCGCTCGAAGAACGTCGCGTTCGTCTGGCGCTCGATGTCGTCGATCGCCTGCGCGACCTGGTCGGTGATGAAGAGGTCGTCGCGCGTGTGGCGCACGCGCATCTGGGACTTCGCGAGGTCGAGCAGCGCGGCCGGCAAGCCCGCGCGATCGATGGAGTCGACGGTGTAGCTCATGCGTCGGCCCTCCGCAGGGTGCGCACCTCGTCGACGATCGCGTCGACGAGCGGCTCCAGTGCCAGCGTCTCGGTGCGGCGCGCTCGCTCGCGCCCCGTCGCCCAGGTGATCGCAAGGCCGAGGGTGTCGGCGTCGAAGGCGAGCGCCTCGATGGTGTCGCCCGCCTCGCCCGGCGCGCCGGGTTGTCCGGGTAGACCCTGAGCCCCCCGCTCACCGGGTGAGCCATCGCGTCCGGCTCGGCCGCGCCCGGCGACGACCGTATCCGCGCCCCCGGCATGCAGGACGAGCCCGAAGTCGCGCACGTACAGGTCGCCCTCGACGTAGGTCGCGCCCTCGCGCCAGGGCGGCGCGAGCCGAAAACCGGCGCTGCCGATGCGCGCCCAGTCCTCGGGGGCGTCGGGGCCAGGCGCCGCGGCCGTGTCGCGCAACGCGCGCCAGTGCTGGCCGATGAACGCCTGCACGAGCGCGCCCTCCCGGTAGACGCCCGGCACCCAGGACGCGGCCTCGATGCCGGCGCCGTCGTGACCCGCTGGACCGGCCTCGCCGCGCTCGCCAGGGGCGCCGGGCTCGCCGGCCGGTCCGGGCTCCCCCGCGGCGCCGGGCTCGCCCGCAGGACCGGGCTCGCCGCGTTCGGGGGGCGGGCGCCGCTCCAGCGCGTCGACCTGGCGGCGCAGCGCGTCGAGCTCGGCGCGCACGGGGGCGAGCTCCGAGCGGATGACCTCGCCCACCGTCACGCCGAGCTCGTGCAAGCCCAGCACTTCGAGCGCCGACAGTCCTGCATTCATGATCGCGCCTCGCAGGTTTGAACAATCGCCGCGCGCAGGATCGCCGCGCGTGCGGCCATCAGTGCTTTCGCGGCGCTACCATCGTCACCGCTCGCGCCGGCGTTCGGCGGTGATCCATCGGACGCGTTGCCGTCCCCGCTCGCCGGCGGTGCGCCGGCCGCTGGCGCCGGTGCGGGCACCCCGGCCGGCTTGGGCTCGGTGCCCATCGGTACCATCTGCGCCTGCAGGTACGGCTGATCGCCGAACGGCACCGGGGACAGACCCTCCCTGGAGCGCGCCTCGTTGGGCGTCATCAGCCCGCCCTGGATCGCCTTGCACGTCGCATCGATGCGCCCGGCGAAGTCCGAGCGCAGCAACGCCCGCACGTCGAGCTCGACGTAGTCGCTCGGCGACTGCAACCCGAAGAGGGCGTCCAGCGATCGCTCGATGTTCTCCAGCAGCGCGCCGAGCGACACCGCGAGCCACTGATTGACGAGCGCCTCGACGTTGGTCAGGGTCGCGTGCGTCAGGTCGCCGATCACGGGCAGCGGCACCCCGAACACGCGCGCGATGTCCTCGATGGACAGGCGCTGCGCCTCGATGAGTTGCGCGTCGACGGAAGAGATCGCGAACGGCGCGAACTTCAGCCCGTTCGACAGGATCGGCATGCCGCCGTTTTCCAGCCGCGCCGCCTGCTCGTCGAACGCGGTGCGCAGTTCGCGCATCTTGTCGGTCGTCATCGCCATATCGGTGGACAGCGCGCCCGAGGGGCGGCGCATCTGGCTGAAGAACGACAGTTGCGAGCGTTGCAAGGTGACGTTGATGCCTGCGGCCATCGCGGCGGAAGCGAGCGGCGTCTCCCCGATGAGCGGGTGGCGCGGGCAGTAGGTGCGCAGGTGCAGCACGTCGGTGGCGCGGGCCATGCCGGACGTGGTGTCGACGATCGGCAGGTCGGGCGCGAGCGGGTTGTCGCCGAGCGCGTAGAAGATCGTGCCGTCCTCGGCGACGTAGGGCGCGCACGAGCCGTGCGGCATGCGCCAGAGCGCGACGACCTCGCCGCGCGCGTTGCGCATCGCCACCGCGTAGGCCGCGCCCTCGAACTGGAGCGCGGCGACCATGTTCAGGATGAACTGCGGCCACGTCTCGGCGGCGTTGGGCTTGCGCAGCACGCGCGACGCGGCGCTCGTCGTCACCGTCGTGACGTTGCCTTTTTCGTCGACGTGCTTGTGCGCGGCGTAGCACTGCGAGACGGCCCGCGCGTTGGACAGCACCGCGGCATAGGCCGCGGGGATGAGTCGGCCCTCGTAGCCACCGATCGCCAGCCCACGCTGGAAGCCGTCCTCGATGCGCCCGAGCGGGAACAGGTGCCCGAGGTGGCCGGTCGCGAAGAACGGGCCGCGCCAGGAACCTTCCGGTCCGCCGAACAGATCCTTCACGCGCGCGGTCAGGCGCTCGATCCAGGGGCGGCGGGCGTCGGCCATCGCGGGGTGCGCCTTCAGCGGCGCCGACGCGCGTTCGCCTGCAGGTCGGTGGTCTGGTAGACGCCCGCCCGGCGCGCGGGGTTTACCGCAGCACGCGCCGCTCCGACGGCGGGCAGGACGAGCACCCGGGGCGCAGGTGCTGCGGCGGGCGTTGCGGCACGCGCAGCTGCTCCCCCGCGCCTCGGGGTCGCCCGTGCGGAGGATACCGCACCCGGGGCGTCATCCTCGCGCGTGGCCGGAAGCGCGACCTCGTCGAGCTCGTGATCGTCGAGCGCGACGACGAGGGTCAGGCCCCCCGGGGGATCGTCTTCGATCACTTCACGATCCTCCGGGGCTTCGCCGGCGCGGCGTCGGGCGCGGCCGGCGCGGCCCGGCGCGCGGGCTTCGTGTCGATGGGGCGCAGGAGCCGATCGCCGATGCGGGGGTCTTGCGCCAGGTCGGCCGCGATCAGGCGCTCGGCCACGTCCTCGTCGCACTCGACGATGCCCGTGGCCCCGCCGAGGTCGTCGAGCGGGCGGGGGGCCCAGACGACGGTGCGGCGCGTCATGCGTGCCACGCCACGGCCGAGAGCGCCTGAACGGCGCCCGCGCGCATGACGGCCCAGTCGATTTCCCAGAGTGCACGCAGCGCGGCCGAGTTCGTCTGGAAGAGGGATCGCACGGGCGCGGCGACCACCGCGCCGGCCGAGATCGGCAGCGGCGTCGTGTCGTCTTCGTGGAGCGTCGCGACATCGGTGCCGACGAACGAGGGCGCGCCGCCTGCGAAGCTGACGCCCGAGCCGTCGATGAGCAGCACGATGTCCAGCGGCACGGTGGTCGAGGTGATCACCGGGAAGCCGAGCAGCGTCCCGCCCTGGGTCGTGGTGCCCGGGAAGGCGGGGTTCCCGATCGCCGTGAGCGAGAAGGCCAGCCATGACGCATTGACGGGATTCATGACCCAGACCGGGCGCTTGAGCAGACCCGCGGCGCCCATCGCCGAGACCATCGATTGCAGGTCGGCCGTGATCGCCGCAACGCCGGCACCCGTCGAGAGCCGATTGGCGTTGCCCGGCAGGTTCGCGCGGATGCCGCCCGGGCTGACGCCAGCGATCGGCGGGGTCAGCGAGACGAAGTAGGCGTCGAGCATGATCGCCGTGTCTTCGAGCATCCAGGTGCGGATCGCCTGCTCGATGTTCGGGGTCGAGCGCTCGAAGAGTTCGTTCGTGAACGTGCCGATCACGCCGAGCGACTTCGGCGTGAGGGTCTTCGAAGACAGCTTCGCGGCGCCGACGCGAATCGGCGCGCCCTCGGCCCGGAAGGCGCCGGCCAGGTTTGGCGTCGCGACCGGGTCGCGCATCGGAATCTTGATGGAGTTGTAGCCGTCGAAGGAGTAGCGCTCCATCGGGATGCGGGGCACGACCGACTCGGGGGCGAGTAGCTCCATGAAGGCGCCGAAGGTGTCGCGCACGAGCTCCGCGGCCCAGCCCGGGACGTTCGTCATCGCGGGGTTCTGCGCTGCCTTCGTGCACACGCGCGCGACCGTGGCCGTCCCCTCGTCGTTGGGGTAACGCGAGCGCATGAGTTCTTCGAACGGCTTGCGCGTGACGTGCGCTTCGAGCGCGAGGATGGCCGAGCGCACGATGAGGTTGGCGTCCGGCTTCGGGCGGCGGCGGATGATCGCGGCTGAGCCGCCTGCGGCGGCAGGCGTCGTCGCCGCCGCGGCGCCCGAACGCTGCACGCTGCCGGCCGGCGTCGCCCCTGCGGCGAGCGCGACCTCCGTCTGGCGCAGCAGGTCAAGCGACTTCGTCGTGCGGCTGACGCGGGCCAGGAGTTCCTCGACCTGCGCCTGGGCGGCGTCGGTGGCGTCGTCGGCGAGCGCGTTCTGGGCGGCGTCGAGCGCGTCGCGTTGATCGACGAGGGCGGCTTCGGCCGCGGTGATGCGTTCGGCGAGCGTGGGCATGGAAGTCTTTCCGACGACGGCGCGGGTCGCGACAGGACGCTGGCCGGGGGCAACAGGGGACGCCGCGGGCGTGGCGAGCAGCTGCTCGAACGTCGTGCGGTCGGTGGGCGAGAGCAGGCTCTTGGCGAGCGACAGCGCATCCGGGTTCGCGGGCACGACCACGACGGACGCTTCGACAAGCGCCGAGCGCTGGTAGCGTTCGCCCGTGATCCGATCGTTCGCCGCGTCGCGGATGTACTCGCTGGCGAGGGGCACGAAGCCGATCGACGCGGCCAGGCGCAGGCCGGCATCGAGCAGTGCGCGCACGAGGTCGGCGGCGCGGCTGATGCCCTTTTCCAGGAGCACGAGCTCGGCGGTCGTGCGCGTGCCGGCGCGCTTGAAGTCCGTCCAGTGCCCGATCAGGTCCCACATCGAGCCGCCGTGATCGATCTGGGCGGGGATGCGGTCGCTGATCAACTCCATGCCGGACTGCACGACCACGTCGCCCATGAGGTCGACCGACTCGGAGGACAGCACGAAGCGCGGCCCCTTGCCGGGGGTCGTCGAGCGTTCGCAGAGTTCGCCGGCGACCTTGCGCACGACGGCCGAGGCGGCAGCGGCGCTAGCGGTTCGGGAGGGGAAGAGCGCCAGGGACGACACGGCCGGACCTTTCAGGGGTCGGCCGAGCCGGGAAACCGTCGCTCGGGCGGGAGGGGGGCGGCGCGGGCTGCTCCCGGCGCACCGGAAGGGGCGGGCGGTTGCGGGGCGCGTCGCTCATGCGTTGCGGCGGAGTGTGCCCCGTGCCTGACCCCCGCGTCAAGTTAGGCGCCTGCTTCGGGTGCGTCGTGTGCAAAACGCGCGCAAAAAGACGCCCCAGGGTCTGCGTTTAGAAACCCTGGGGCGTGTCGAGGGACAACGGCTCGCGTCAGTGGGAGAACGTGCGCGAGGGGGCTTTCAGCGGGCCCCGTGCCCTGCGGAAAACGGCTATCCGTTGCGGTCGCTGCGGCCGGGCTCCCCCTTGGCGATGATGTGCTGGCGCGGGGCCTCGGCCACGGTGCGTAGGATCTCTTGCAGGTGTGGCGCCAGCTCCGGGTCGCCGCTAAAGGCGACCGCCGCCGCCGCGTCGCGGTGAATCACGATCACGATCACGGCAGCCGGGTCGTCGTTGTGCATGGCTTTGAAGGCCATCTCCGCGACGATGTTCGCGTTGCGCGAGCGCAGGTCTTTCTGTTCCTCGTTCATGGTGCTGCCCTCCTGGTGTCGCGCTCGATCTGGTCGGCCATGTAGCGCAGCGTCGCCGGCAATTCGGAAACGACCTCGGGTGGCCCCTGCACCGAGAAGCCGGACCCGGAATGCCCTCGAATGACGACGAGGATGATCGCGCTCGCCTGCGTGGCCACGCGCACGGCCGTACAGGCGTCGTCGTATTTGCCGGGGCCGTTGCTCATGCCGCCACCCGCTGGTCGTGATCCTTCAGCCACGCGCGCCGGCGCCGCGCCGCGGAGCGCTCGAATTGCTTGAAGTCGATTCCGGCACCGAAGCGGACGACGAGCCCGCCTGCCCCGGGGCGTATGTGGTAGACCGCGACGCCCGTGTGGCGGTTGAAGATCACCGCCTTCTGGTACTGCCCGAGGAACACGCGCACGAGCGCCGCCCGGATCGCGCCTTCTTCGCTCGCCGCCGCACCGCGCGAGACGGTATCGGCCTCGCGGTCGTTCGCGAGCGTGAAGTAGTGCGTGGCATAGGGACGCTTAATCTCTTTGTCCACTTTTGGCATGTGCCTAACTCCTTTACTGCGATCCACCGCAGCCAGTGGATACTAAACCAATGCAAACCGGACAATCTAGTCTCTCGCTTACCCCACCATCGAGGCAACGTTCACTTCGGTGAGCGGCGCGCGGATCTTGCCGACCGCCATCGCGAGCGCCACCAGGCCGTCGATGCGCCCGGTCGACTTGCGCTTCGAGAAAATGCGCGAGCGCTGATCGTCTTCCAGCGTGACGGCGCTCGCTGAGTTCCAGGTGAGGATGGGGCTTCGGCGCACGCGCAGCTTGCCTGCGAGCACGGCCTTTTCGAGCTCGTTGATCGACTGCGGCATCCACAGCGCCGGAATCGTCTCGTCCTTCGGCGTGACCTTCACCCACCCTTGCGGGTGCTCGATGAGCGGCAGGCTGATGCCCTCGTCGTCGAGCGCCTTGCGCAAGTAGCCCATGCGCCAGCGGTCGAAGACGAGGCATTGAATGTCGAGCACGTCGACGAGCTCGCCGATGCGCCGCGCGAGCGCCGTGTAGGTCAGCGTGGCGCCGGGCTCGGTCTGCAGGAACCCCTGGCGCACCCAGGTTTCGTAGGGCACGCTGTCGCGCTCCTGCCGGCCGTGCAGGTTCTCGGCGGGCGTCCAGTACTCCACTGCGGCGTCGAGCGTGCCGCCCGGCCCCGGCGCCACGATGGCCAGGGCGGACAGGTCGGTCGTTGCGGAGAGGTCAACCGCGAGCGTGACCTCTCGGCGCGCGAACGCTTCGGCCACGGTGCCCGCGGGATCCCGCTCGCACGCAAGCCACGCCTCGCCCGAGATCCAGGGCGAGGCGGCGTCCGTCCACTGGCAGAAGTGCAGCCGGCGAACGAGCGACTCCTTCGCGGGCATCGCGCGGGCCTCGGCAACCTGCCCTTCGAGAAAGTCCAGCTGGATCGACACGCCGAGATTCGGATTGGCCTTCGCCCAGCAGGCCGGATCGTGCAGCGGGTCGTCGCCCTCGTCGAGCGCGCAGACGTAGGCAAAGAGGCGGTCATCGACGACCTGGCGCGCGGCGACCTTGCGCGCGTGCTCGTGGTAGCGCCAGCACACCGACGTGCGATCCACGCCCGAGTTCGTGATGATGAACAGCAGCGGCTGCGTGCGTTGCTTGAAGCCGGCGCGCAGCATTTCGATCACGCCGTCGTTCTTGTGCTCGTGGAGCTCGTCGACGAGGCCGCAATACGGCTTCGGCCCCGACTGGCTCGCTGCACTGCTCATCGTGCGAAAGAACGAGCCGCGAAAGACGATGTTCCACGGGTTCACGCCGCCCACGACCCGCACCCGGCGTGAGAGCGCAGGAGACTGCTGCACCATCGCGACGGCGTCGCGGAACAGCACCGCGGCTTGTTCCTCCTTCGACGCCGCTGCGTACACCTCGGCGCGGGCCTCGCCGTCCGCGATCATCATCAGCAGGCCGATCCCTGCGGCAAGGGGGCTTTTCCCGTTTCCCTTCCCGGCCTCGACATAGGCCACGCGGAACCTGCGCAGGCCCCGCACGCGGTCGACCCAGCCGAACAGGCTCCCCACGATGAACGCCTGCCAGGGCGCGAGGCGGAACGGCTCGCCCTCGAATTCGCCCGCGTTCAGGCGCAGCACGTCGGCGAAAAACTCGAGCGCTCGCACCGCGCGCACCGCATCGAACTTCCAGCGCCAATCCTTGCGGGTGCGCTCGGCGAGGTGCCGCGCGCAGGCCCCTCGCACGTGCGGGCCCGCAACGATGCGTCCGGCAACGACGGCGCGTGCGTAGGCGGTGACGGGGTCGCTCGTGCGGGCCATGCTTGCCCTTCGGGCGACGCCTTCACGGCCTCGGCTTGCGCCACTGCTCCGCGAGAATCACCGGCACCGTGTGCTGCCAATTGACGGTGTGATGCAGCCGGGCCTGGCCCGACAGCGTCGGCGGATAGAGCGCGACGCGCACCGAGGACGGCTGGTACATCACGGTGTAGAACGACTTCACGTAGGTGCCACTCGACAGATAGAGCTCCGTCATGCCGCCCGGGTTGCTTTGCGTCGTGAGTTGCTGCAGGCCGACGTGCATCGTCATGAGGAATAGCTCGCCGCGCGAGCCGAGCGTCGTATAGGTGTTGACGTCTTCGTTGATGCGCCCGACGAACTGGAACGGCCGATCGACGGCGCACAGAAAGCTATTCATGCACTTGCGAAGCACCCGTTTCCAATTGCCGCTGACGCCCGCGCCGATATAGTCGCCGCCTTGCGCCATCGCGAGCGAGCGCAGGCGCGGGGTGGCCTCGAAGAATTCGAGCATCGCCGCGAAGACGCCGTCGAGGTCGCGCACGCGCCAATCGCCGTAGGTGTCGCCGGGCGTGCGCTTGTGCGAAAACCCGGTGTAATCGTCATCGAGTTGCATGAAGTAGCGCAGGCCCAGGTCGCGCGCAATATCGAAGCACGCGTTGCGCGCGTAGATGATCGCGCGCCGGTCGTTGAAGTTGTCGCCCTCGTCGATGCGCTGCGCGACGGCCCGCTTGTCGAAGACGACGACCTCGTCGAAGCGGGCGCGGTAGTCCTCCAGGGTCGGGTCTTCGTCGTCGCACACGATGACGATGCGCCCCGTGTAGCCTTGCCGGCGCAGCGAGCGGTGCGTCAGCACGCGATCAGCGCGGCCGTGCGTCAGGATGAACGCGGCGAAGTCACTGCGCATCGGTGTTGCCCTCGCCCGCGTCGTCCTCAGGGATGCTTTGCGCGAACACTTCCCCGAGGCGCTCGGTCATCCTCACGAAGCCGCGTTCGATCGCCTGCTCGAAGTCGATGATGATGAGGGCCGACGCTTCCATGTGCGACTGCATCGCCGCGCTCGCGTGACAGTAGTATTCCGCGATCCGGTGGTAATCGAAGACGGTGTGGCGCGCTGCGGCGAGCAGCAAGAAGGCGCGCTCGTCTTCCGAAATATCCGCGGCGTCGCGAATCGCCTGCACGAGCGCGTCCGACTTCGTGAGGTCGGCCAACTCCGCGAGCGCGGGCTTATCGCCCTTTGGGGTATAGACGGGCGCCGTGACCGAGGGCACGTAGCGCAACGCCGATTCACTCGCGCCCCAATCGCCGAAAACCACATCGGCCAATTCGTCGTCCCCGAAGGCGAGCACGCTGGTATCGAATTCCTCGGCCTCCAGGTCTTCGAGCTCCAGGCGCAACAGGCTCGCATCCCAGCCCGCGTGCTCCGCCAGCTTGTTGTCCGCGATGACGTAGGCGCGGCGTTGCGCTTCGCTCCAGCCCGAACAGTCGAGCACGGGCACGAAGCCGGCAGGCAGCACCGTCCCGTTGGGCAGGCGGATCGCCCGTCCGTTCTCGTGCAGGCGTCGCGCCGCGAGCACGCGCCCGTGACCGGCCACGATGCCGCGCTCGTCAGCGAGGACGGGCGCCGCAAAGCCGAATTCCTCGATCGAGGCGGCGATCTGGGCAACCTGCGCTTCGCTGTGCGTGCGCGCGTTGCGCGCGTAGGGCACGAGCGTGTCGAGGGCACGCCAGTCCAGTAGCTGATACGGGAACGCTGGCGTGTCGAGCGGTGCGGCGGCAGGCTTGCGGGCGGTCATTCGTCGCACTCCCGTTCAGCTGCGGGCATCGAGACAGGCGCGCACGAAGGTCGCGGCGAGCGGCGGCACGACGGCGTTACCGTAGGCGCGCAGGCGTCCCACGCGGCCGGGAATCCCATCAGCCAGCGGGCATGTGCCGGGCTCAACAGGGCGCCACCGTTCATCCCGGCAGCGCAGCCAATCAGCGTCACTCCATTCGTGGTGCGTCGCGCGGGGTGCTCGTGCAGGAGCATGCGCACCATGTCCTGCAGGCTGACCTGTCGCCCCTGCGCGATCCGTTTCTCGGGGTCGGTGCCCCTGCCACGCAGGTTCTGCGGCGAGCACGCGGTCGGCGTCGGCCAGCCAGTACAGGCGGTGGCGGATGTGCGGGGCGCCTGCACCCGCTGCGCACAGATCAGCCGCCGCGACGGCGTAGCCCGCGTCTTCCAGGTCAGCGAAAACAAGATCGAGCCAGGCAAGTCCGTCGAAGCTTGCAACCTGCTCGCCAAGGATGCAGCGAGGTCGGCACTCGCGCACGAGCCGCGACCATGTCGGCCATAGGTGGCGCTCGTCCGCATCCCCACCACGAGCGCCGGCTTCGCTGAAGGGCTGGCAGGGGCAGCTACCTGTCCAAACAGGTCGAGCGTCGTGCCAGCCGGCCAGACGCAAGGCAAGACTCCAGCCACCGATGCCAGCGAAGAAATGGCACTGGGTGAACCCGGCGAGGTCGCCGGGGGTGACCTCTTCGATGCTTCGATCATCAACATGCCCTTTCGCGATCAGGCCGCGCTCGATCAGGTTGCGCAGCCACTGCGCCGCGAACGGATCGTTCTCGTTGAAGTAGGCCGTCATTTCAAGAACCGTTCGAGCTCGTCCGCTGCGCCTGGGGGGACGACGGTCACGCGCGCCCGTGCGCTCGGCGTAAACCCGAGCTCGCCTTGAAGCATGCGCATCGATTCGGCCAGGCGCCGGAGCTCGCGCATCAGCGGGTTCGTCACCGTGCCCGTGTGGCCCTCGGCGGCGCGCACGAGCACCTGACAGCCGGTCTCGTTGAACAGGACGAGCGCCTTGTCGCGCGCGGCGACCGTGACAACGTAGTTGACGAGCAGGTCCCGATCGACACCGGTCAGCAGGCCGGGCGGTGCGTCCTCGACGAGACGCGTCCAGATCGCACGCTGATCGTCGTTGAACGACGCGGGAGCGTCGCCCACCGGGCTTCGAGGGGTCGCCAACAGCGGCAAACGCGCGCGAGCAGCCGCCCCCATGTGGCGCATCGATCCATCGATCAATTTCAGCGCTACAGGCTTCGGTTTCTGTCCTCTTTGCATCGTTTAGCCCCTAAACCACCCGTATGACGGGCACAGAAAATCCGCC